TCAGCAGCAGGAGCAGTAATCAAATAATGCTCTTCAGGGATAAAGTCATCAATAACAGTAGAACCAAACCCACTACCATATGTGGGAGTGTAGGTAGCATCAAACTTGAATTGAACAGTTGCTTCGTAAGTCATTGATCTGTACTTATTCATATGCGGCTAATATAAAACCCCCGACAACGAAAGTCAAGGGGTGGTGGACAATTTATCAAGTGTCCTCGTCAGGCAACTCTTCATCCGACCATTCTCTCAGTCTGTCTCTCAGTCTGTCCATTACCTCATCCATAGGATAGACCTTTTCTTCTCCACGATCAATTCTGTCACACATTTCCATCAGGTATTCTAGAAACTCTTTAGGATAGGTCTCATCAAGGTTGATAGAAGTCCAGAACCATTGATAACATTCTTGATATGGATCATCCTCTGGAAGTAGAGCATAGTTCTCATAGTTTCCACTGAGAAGATCTCTCCACATTTTGAAGTTGTTCCAGATTTCTCTCCAGCCAGTCTGGAAACAGTGTCCGAAGTAATACTCAACCCAAGTCAGTTTCGTTTTCGTCATAAGTGTTTTGCAATAATGTCTCCCATCTCCAAGTTCTGGATAAAATATCTATATCCATACCAAACTTAAACACCCAGAATAGAATACTCAACATTCCGTTGGATCCGAATGAAAGTTGACCATAAGGCCACGATGGAAAATCATTCCAACTTACGGATACTTGTAACAATGACCAATGTTTGATGGTTAGAATTTGAACATACCAATCATGTCCAAAGTCGTAACGATACTTAAATCTAATTAGATCCACGTTTAACCTCAACACAGTGCATGACTCCTTTATAGAAGTCGGGTTTACATATCATCTCCATTCTACTATCAACGAGCCCATCGGCAAGTCTAAGTAAAGCAACCGTAACAATTATAGATTGTGATAGGACAACGTAGAGAACGATTTTATCTTTATGTTTCATGAATGGTGCATTGATCTTATCTGACCAAGCCCAATATTTTTTCCAGAAATTTTTCATTTTACCATTTATCCATAGGACATTTTGCTGCGGTAAATTTTATTTTATGTTCCATAAAACAACCACATTTATAACATCTTTTCTGTTCTTTATTAAATTCCGAACATTGTGTGCAAGTTATCATTCTGTGATTGACTTCTTCAGAAGTTACAAAAATTGGATGTCTTTCTACAGCCTTTTGACCAACATCTTTGGTAAACTTTTTAAAACTTTCTATTTGTTCCCAAAAATTTGGATATTGATTTTCATCTATTAAATCTGGGTTTGGTCTATTTTCCATTTTACCATTTCATGATAGGACAAGTTGCAGATTTGACAGAAGTTTTATAATCTAAAAAACAACCACAAGCACGACATCTTTTAGATTCTTTCTCATAATGTGAACACGAATAACATTCTTCCAACCTACTTTGTTTAATTTCTTCTGACACAAATATTTCTTGTCCAGTCACAACATCTTTTACAACTTCTCCAGATAGTTGAGACAGATTTTTTACTTGCTGAAAGAAGTTTGGAAACTCTTTTTTGTTGGCCATAAATAATAGAAATATGATTTAAAGTTCATGAATTATAATGTAATTGACACGAGTGAAATTAGAGTCAATAATCAATTAGATGTAGAAACAATAACTTTAGGTGATGATACCAAACATACTATTTTAGTTATTGATAACTTCTTAGAAAATCCAGAAGACTTATTATCTATAATAGAACAACATCCCCTAGAAATGGAATGGGGAAAATGGGGACATCCAATTAACTTAAAACTCCCACAAATCAAAGTAGCGTTTAACTATTTTGCAATCAACTATTTTGGTATGCCTTCGGATGCAGTAAAAGATCCAAAAGAGATTCAATTGCAATTAAACATTGTGAATGGTGGAATGCCTTGCAATTATACAACTATTATACCACACATTGATCCAGCAATGTTAGCGTTTTCCTTGTATCTCAACAAAGATAAAGATTGTCAAGGTGGCACGGCGTTCTTTCAACACGGACCATCACAAATTGATTATCAAATTGGTTATTTTGACGAACAATTTAAAAAAACAGAAAAATATTGGCAAATACACGAAACATATAGAAAAGCTCATAAACATGATTATGAGTTGGAAATGGATACCAGAGAATTAAATGACGATTGGGGAATAGAACATATTGTTGAAATGAAGTTCAACCGATTTGTAGTGCATCCAAGTTATATCTTCCACACAGCATATATTGAAAAAGAGTGGTTCCAAGAAGAAAAAAGAGTTAGTTTAGCGGGGTTCATCCTATGAATCTAGAAGACTTTATTCTTACAATAGATGATGTTCTTCCAGCAGATGAATATTATGAATTACTGGATTACTGTGAATCCACAAATGACTTTGAAAGAAGAGTAAAGGATACTCCAGAAGAATTAGTTGATACTTTTCATCAACGCGGACAAAGATACGATATGCAGCTAGAGTCCGGAAGAATACATGAACTGATTCGCAAAGCGTTTCTCTGTGGACTTAGTGGTGCATATAATTACTATGATTATATGTTACCAAATATCTACAGAAAAGTCAGTGGATATTGGTTACTCAAATATGAAGAGGGGGATTTTTTGACCTGTCATTCCGACTTTCAAGCAGAGGCGGGATCACTTACAATGAGTTATCTTGTGAATGATGACTATGAAGGTGGTGATATAGTTTTCTGGAAAGGATATAAAATGGAAAACAAAAAGAATTCTTTACATATATTTCCATCCTCGTTCATTTTTCCTCATGAGGTTACACCAGTTACTAAAGGTACACGTTACTCCGCTATAACTTGGTTTGGTCATGAGTTTGTACACCGACCAGGCATAGATATATAATAGACGGCAGTAGTTTAATTAAATGATAAACCAACTAAGAGAACTTGTAGATAAACAGTGGTTTACTCATCTTATCACAGAACAAGATGCAGAAGCTTCAGAGACTCTAAGTGAGTATGTGCAATTTTCTGAAAACTTTATGATCAAACATAATTTAATTACTGATGAGAAGGAGTATATCTGTTCTTTTAGAGGAGGCCCAACATTCCAAAACTCTTTGGAACATGTTGATAAAAAGTTCTTTGATAGAATACAAACGTATTTGGCAGTATTTAAGTCAGATAACTTTGAAGAACCAGATTCGGAATTGTTGTTCTTTGATTCCACGGTTCTAGAAAATAGTTATGATGAAACTCAATTTGTGAGAGAATGTACAAAAAATATTTTTAAAAATTATTATTCTCACAACGAAACATTCATGAATAAGTGTTTGAATGTTTTTGATGGAGCAAGTCTTAACTTTATAGATGGAATAAGAATTTATAGAAACAAACCATTTAATTCTGTTTTGTGTTATGAAGTTGGTGATGCTGAACTGGAAAGAGATTATGCGAGAAATTTATATACTTTTACAGAAGTCTGTAAGTTATATGGATTCACTCAAACAGAAATTGATAAAGCAATGTTAACCGTTGGTCCAATTGCAGCAGACTTTAATACTAGATTTTGTTTTGAACTTCCACAATCTTCGGAATCAACAATATCCAAAGAGCTGCAGCTTTTCTTATTGCCTTTTGATAAGACTGTTTATATGGAATCCCTCCAGAGTACTTCCCAACAGTTAATTTCGCAAAGACTAATTACGGAAGAAAGAAGAAGAGATCTTATGGATTGGACTAATTGGGAAGATAGATATCTAAGTCACTATTCACTCAGTATAACAGCATCTAAAGGAAAAGTCAATGTAGAACCAATTGCATTCTATGGAATTGAACTCAGAGAAAGAGTTAATCCACCATACAGATGTGATGTAACTCTGTTTGAATCTTAAGAGTTTGCTGAACGACCACTTGTAGTGACATTGGTTGTTGAAATGTATTGATTTCCAACTACCCAATGTCCGCTGCCTCCACCAGAACCACCTCCTTGACCACCCTGGCCTCCGCCACCACCCTGACAGTTACCTCCAGGGCCGGGGGATCCGGGTCCTCCACCTTGACCATTACTTCCGTTTGATCCTAAACCACCACCAGGACCGCCAGAACCTCCGCCTCCGCCTCCATTTCCAGGGTTCTGACCACCTTGACCACCTTGAGCGCCTGTTGTGTACCAAGCACCTCTACCACCTTGGCCACCGGATCCACCTCCGTCATTTCCTCCTCCTACACCTCTATCACAAGAACTGCATTGTGGGCAGAACCAACCACAACAATAGTTTCTATTATTTCTTCCGTCATTTCCTTCTTGTCCTCCACGGCCTCCTCCTCCTCCGCCACCGCCTCCACCAACAATAGATCCACCACCACCATTTATAGCCAAGTTACTCTGTGTGTAAATGGCAGTGTATCCCTGGCCACCTTGACCAGCATTAGATCCGCCAGGATTTCCGCCATATCCGTATATGCTACTACCATTCATATTAAGTACCACTTGAGACCCAGCTCCTGTGGGCACTCTAAAGGCCTCGGTGGTATTATTACTATAAACGTTGGCATTCAGTTGAACGGTTTTATCTGTTGACCTACCCCATTCATTAAAAGGACCGGTTACCCAAGAACTGCCATTCCAAACTTCGTTACTATGAGAATATACGCCAGAAAGATCTATTCGGTTTTGAGCAGAAGTCACTGTACATATGACTCTTCTACAAGCACCTCTTAACCTACTTACAGGAAGAACATTTCCACTAGTAGGAACATATTGATTATTTCCATCTCCTTTAACATACGAACCGTTTCTATAGTAATCACCCAATTTAATATTAGTGGCAGGAGCCCCCATCGCAGAAGCAATTTGGCTGAATGAAACCGTAGGATTCGCAGATCCTCCTGGTACTATTCCACTTGCTTGCGTAGTGTATGCCATTATTGATAGTTACTTTTCTTTTATTTAGAAGAAAACCTCCATCAAAACTTGACAGAGGCTTTAATTTATTTGTATAATTACTCTGTGGAGTTTCAAGAATTGCCTTTAGCCATTTGTTGAATAGCTTCTAAAGCTCCTTGAATTTTTAAGAACTCTTCTTTTTTTACATTAAATTGTCTTTCAAGTTCCATTAGTTCTTCTCTAATGGCTTCAGATCTTGCAGTCAATTCAGTAGCATATTCTGTTATCGTTTCATTCATAAGTTTCAACGTTGTTTAACTCTTACAAATTTATTTAGTACCCTTTAATTCATTCAATTCTGCACGAAGTTCGGTAACTTCGCCTCTGAGTTCCTTGATTGCTTCAATGAGAAGTGGAACTAGTTTTTCATACTTAACTGTTAGGTGATCTTCACTTGCTGGGGCTGGACATACAGCCTCAGGAAGAACTTTTTGGACCTCTTGAGCAGAAACACCAGAATGTCTCGTTTCTGTATTAAATCCATACTTAGAAGCTTCTTCATTAAATGAATATGTAAATCCACTAAGTTGAGATACTTTATCTAATGCATTTTGGATTGGTTCAATATCTTTCTTAAGACGAATATCCGAAGCAAAAGCGGTGATATCACCACTTACGAATAAATTATTTCCAGATGGGTTATAATAAATTCCAGCATCTGTATAAAGATTTTCATATGCTGCAGTTCCGTTATTTGAATTAACAAAGGTCAGATAATGATTTGCATTTGTTGCAATAGATGTAGTTCTAATCGTATTTGCATTACTAACCGCTCCATTGAATGTACCATAGAAATTATCTGCGGTAATATGTCTAGCAGTGAAATCACCGTTTGAGTTAGCCTGAACAACATAACTTACGTTCGTCTTTACATTACTACTTGACTGAATATCAATAGTTCTTGCAGCAGAGTTGTTGAAACTGGAACCAGAAGTAAAGTAAAGTGGAGATGCAACTGATAGTCCATACTGTAGATTTCCATTGAATTGTCCAGAAGCAGTAATAACATTACCACTGAAGCTACCACCACTTCTTGTAACAACACTTGCACCCGTTGTATCAGTTGATGAAGTGTTAAGACCGTCAAGTAAATCTGCGTTTAGATTTGTGACCTTGGTAGTTGAAGTTACTGTTAAAGGTGCAGTTCCTGTTGCAACTGTAGAAACATATCTTTGTGCAGTAGAAACACCAGATAGATTTTGTTGTGTACCATTAACATGGGTAACAAAACCAATGTTTGCATATAGTCCATTGTTTGCAACAAGAGAAGTATTAGCTCTTAGATGAGTAAATGTTCCAGCAACACCAGTGATACAAGTAACGACACCGACATTAATAAATGCAGTGAGAGGATCTGCAGCAGAAGTTCCACGAATTGTTCTTGCAGTTATGTTTGTAATAATACCAGTGTTTACATAAGCAGTTGGAGATCCAACCCAGTCAGTTATTCTTGCATTTGTTGTTGTACTAATAGTACCTGTTAGATAGGTAATTCCTCCTCGGGTACTTGTAAAGTCAGTGATAACACCAGTATTAATGTGAGCAAGTGGAGTTGCAAACTTAGAAGTTGCTCTAATACCTTGGCTGAAGGTATCTGTAGCATTTACCGTTGTGTAAGTCAGATCTTCTCCAGAAATATTGGTTACAATTCCAATAGGAGAATATAGGGATGCAATGGTTCCAATTCCAGTTACATCTAGGTAGGTCATGATACCTGCCTGAATGTAAGCAACATTGGCAATACTAATAGTTCCTACACCAATTGTATCTCCTTTAAATTCAGTTGCTGTTACAACACCAGTGGATGAAATGAAGTTACCAACCTTGAGGGTTCCGTCAAATGTACTAATTCCTGGATGTACGGAGTGGAGAGCACCGCCCAGTTTCAGAGTGGTGTTTGAACTCATTGTAACTGCAGCACCAGTTACCTCCATATTTGCAAATTGAGCTAAAGAATCTGCAAGTGGATGTTTAATGGTATAGTGTGAAGGTCCGATAGATTCTGGGGGAACAGATGCACCACCATTACCAACCATGTATAGTTGGTTATTAATAACAATGTTTTCGTATGTAACACCAGAGAATACCTGGTTAGAAGCAAATGTGACGGCACCACCAACATATAGATTCTTAACCTTTACAGTTCCATTAACTTCAAGAGCATCTGTCCAGTTGTAGATAGATGTGTTTGGACCGACAGCAATTTGATCCAAAGTTACGGACATTCTATTTTTATCTCTGGAGATGATTCCAAATCTTCTCCAATCACCATCACTATAAACGTGTCCTAGGTGTCCTCCTGGGATACTAACACCACCATCAATAGAGTAACCTGGATCTGGGTTTGCGAGGAATGTTACATCTCCAGACTTCTTAGGCTCTGGTGGGAATGACGAAATACCAACTGTTAATAGTTTTGGCTGGGATGCAAGACCTTTGATGTATAGGTCTCTCGTTTCTAATCCATTCTCAGAGGTGTTTGTAACCTTCTCAGAGAAGTTTACAGGACCATAGAACTGTGAAGTCTGGTTATTGTTTTCACCACCTTCAACGGTGATTCTTTCCTTAACAACCAAGTCATCAAAAGTTCCACTATTTTTAGCAGCAGCCTCTGTTTGTGCATCATCACCGAAATAAGTAACAATAGGAGCTTCAATTACCTCTTCTTCACCAGTTGCACCTTTAATCTTAGTTGCACCAGAGAAGAATTCTCCTCTGTCGTTCATACCAGTATAAACAACAGTACCACCATCCTGTTCTCTAGCTTGAGATACAAGAATTTCATCATCACTTAGAACTCTATCTTGTTTTAGTGGTAAACCTGTTGAGTAGTTACCAGGACCGAAACCAAGATACTCAAACGTGTGACCAGATGCACGAAGAATTGAGTGTCTGCGAATTTCCATTGGCAGAACACGGATTTTCTTGATGGAAGTTCCTGATTCTGCATCAACTTTTGGTGTAGAGAATTGTCCTCTACTTACTGTAATGTTTGATCCCACTGGAGTCGCGGATACTCTTACAATCTCTGTTGAAAGGAGTAAGTAATCTCCCTTAGAAATTCCATTGGTACTTGTTAGAGTAATTGACGTATCTGCCTTTGTTGCTGGCGCAGCAGTTGTTGTAGTTACACCTGCCCAAATGTATTGACCTCTTCCGCCAAGATTTTCCTCACCAAAACCTAATGCTCTACCATTTGCAGAATAACCAAATTTGTGGAGTGTAATTCCAGAAGCATTAAATGTTTGTGTTTCGGTACTTACTCCAGCAGAGAATACAAAAGTAGAGACACCGACTACTTCACTTACGAAGAATTTCTGACTGAAATAGGTGTTTCCAGTTCCTACTAATTGGAAACTATTTCCAGGAACAAGACCATGAGATCCATTTACAACTACGGTTGAAATTCCTGAAGGATTGTCATATGTTACGCTTGTAACTCCTACTCCTTTTGAAGCTAAGAAAGCGATTGGGAATCTTTCATCATTTCTCGTTAAGTAAGTTGCACCAATACCAAGAGTGTTTAGAATGGAAATACTCTTTGAAGATGGAACTGCAACAACTTTGAAAATTCCATTATACTTAGGATCTGCAAATCCAGAAAGTTCTAAAGTATCACCTACGTTATTGGATGTTGCGGTTACTGTTACAACAGCGAAATCACTTGGAGTTGAAGCGTTACCAGCAGAAATTTGCATGGTATTTCCAATTCCATAGGCACAACCACCATCAACAATTTCAACAGATGTAATAGTATTAGATGTTCCTACGACTGCCTTGACAGTCGCTAGTCTTCCTGTAATAGATGCATTAAGTAACTCGGTGGAGTACATCGTACTTACGATGCCTGCAGAGTTGTTATAATCAGCACCAGGATTGGTTATTGTTAACCCCGTAATGCGGTTTAGGTTGTGTTCTACATTGGTGTAGAGAGTTATCGTTGTATTTCCTGTACCAGTAATAATGGCACCAGTAATAGCATAACCAATTCTATTGTTATTTGCAAAAATGTTAAAAGCTTCTCTTGTGATAGAGTTTCTCTTGTCATTAGTATTGACAGATCCTAAAGGAGATAGTTTAGCGTGAGTAATTGAAGGATTAGGATCGGAATTATAGTTATCTCTATCTTGTTGTGGATAAAGGTTTCTAATATCCTGATTAAATTTCTTATAACTTAGACCATATCCAACATTAGAATTTGGAGTAATACTTCCAGATAGTACAGTTAATAGATAGATACCATCTTGTCCATCAGCACCAGGAATGTGCTCTTTGATGGTGGTATTTCTATAGATGAATAATGTATCTTTATACTTTTCTCTCTGTAAGGTTGGTAAAGATTCAATTTGTAACTGTGTTGATCTCTGGTTTGTCTGACTTAAGAAAGTCCCTGGATCCGAAGATAATCCAACATAAGTAAATTCTTTTGAATTATTTACGGATGCAACTTCAAAAAGACCATTATATGGGATATCACTATTTGCAGTTAGATTGTTTGAACTTATTATATTAGTAATTCTTACTAAATCACCAGTAATTAGATTATGTGGTAGTTCTGTTTTAATTGTAGCAGTTCCAGACAAATAAGAAGCACCGACGATTACTCTTGGGTTTCTTAATTGCGTTGGATCTTCAACAGAAGCACTAATAAACGAAGCAGATCCGACACCAACATTTTTGGATTCTTGTAGAATAAATCCATCCGAAGGTGGTCTTGCATTTGTAAATTCTTTAGGAACTACATAACGAACTTTATAAATCCTATCTTCAAGACCCCTATTATCAAGTTGTCTCTGTAAGAAAGTTGCACCAGTAGACTCTCCTAGGATTGATGTTCCAATTCCTACAATACCATCGTAAATTGTGTTGTAGAATGTTGCTTGAGAACCCAATACATACCACTGTCTCTCAGTAGTATCATATTGAATTGGGTGTCCTGGATCGCCGGGAACTTTATCTGCAACTGTACTTAGAACTTGTAAGATTCCACCATTGTTTGAAATTCCAGTTACGTTGTTTCCAGCGTTTGCATCATTTAGTGTTGCAGATAATTTGATTTGGTTTGGATTTAATCCCGTTGTGAGTGCATAGTATACCTTATTGTTCTCAATGTTTGATGGCATTTCGCCATTATCAGTATAAAGACGAATTTTTTCACCATTGAAGAGTTGGTGATTTTCGGTTAGTGTAATAATATCACTTGAAACACTGTTAATACCAGCCTGTCTTCCTGCATAATATGTTTTCTTAGCAGATGTTCCAATTCCACTAGGAACTTGCATCAAGATTGGAGATCTGAATGTACTTTGTTGATTTCCCAGAATAACGGTTAAGTATAGTTCTTCACCTTCTTTTGCACCAACTCTGTAGGAATCAATTTGAGATGGTGGTGCAATATCAATACTGTTATATCCAGACAACCATAATTTAGATGTTTGAGCCGCAGATACAATCTTTGTGGCATCTAAAGGCAACCAACTGACAGCAGAGGTTCTTGCGTTTGGTTCTCTTGGTGGAATAATGTGTGTAATATATCCTACATCGTCTCTATCAAATGATGTTGATCTAAATCCACTTGCCTCAAGTGCGATTGCACCAAAGTTAGAGTTGGAGTTCGTAATTGACTGGTCTCCACCAGATTCACAAACAAAGTGTTTCGCATATCCAATAGCAAAGATAGAAACGCACTGAATAATGGAGTCATTACTTGCCTTCATGTGTACGTTTTCATATCCAGGCTTGTAAATTGCCCTGGAATTTGTGTGAAGGGGTTGTTGATCTTGAGATACTGTTAGATTGTCATTGTAAATTCCAGTTTCTTCGTCATAAATGATAAATGCATTATCATCTTTTTGTAGAGAAATACCAGTAAACTGAGCAGTCAACATGGATTTAAATCCAGTTGCCTTACTTCCATCAGCATGTAATCCATTTAATCCATAAACGGATCTCAATGTACAAGAGAATACGTATGGTGATGCTGAAGATACTGAGTCCGATTCTACAAGAACATTTGAGTTTACAAAGTCTGCGAATCCTGGCAGAGGATCTGTTGGTACTTCTGGAGCAGTAAAGGTGAAGTTGGTTTCATCAATAACATCTGTAACCAGGAAGGATCCATTATATGAAGTTATATTTGTAGTAATACCACTAATTAATACCGGAGTGTCTTTGAATAACCCGTGAGTCGCTTCGGTGGTTACTGTAATTGTTTGAGTTGGAATTACTCCATCTCCAGACTTGATAGAGCTAATACCAATGGTATCAGCACGAAGATCACCAACAATTCTGTATTCATCAATACTTGGCTCAAAGTCTGTACCTGATGCTGCTGGGTAGTTTGCCAAACCTCTACCAGAAGTATCACCATAAGCATGAGTAATCTTATAGTAATACATTTCAAGATCTGTTAGATCTGTGATATCAGATCCCAATTCTACCAAGTTTACACCATCGGCATACTCAAAACATGTTAGTTTGTGGTGAGAGAAGTTAGGAGCTACTTTTGCACCACTTTGGTCTTTATATGCAGCTCTCTGGGGATCAGCGTCAAAGAATGAGAACGCAGTAAAGTAACAAGTACCCGTTACACGGAAGATTGCTGAGTTTGGTATTGAAGTATTGTTTGGATCTGGAACATATAGTGGACGAATCTTAGTTTTTCTAAGATCTAAACCAACAATAGAAGTACCTCTAGGTAGAATTACACCACCGTTGATGGAGTTAAATTTTACTAAATCATTATCTTCGTCAAAAATGTCAAAGTTGGAAAATTCACTAAACTCAGTAACAGTTGCCCCAGAAGTTGTCCAACCACCATTTACAAGTCTCTTGAATACGGAAGCTCCAGAAATATTTTGAATAGAAAATCCGGGTCTATTATCAATATAGTGTGTACCAGGATATACAAGAATTGTTGTTCTATCAATCTTATCGTTGTTCTTACCTACCTGATAGGAAAACCTTGCCGACTCAAGGAGGGCTCTTTGAATGGTTCTAAAAGGTCTTGTTAGGGAATTACCTCTATTTTCAAAACTATCAGTTGCGTCAAAATCTGATGGGTTGACATAAAGGATATTACCTTCTGCATTCTTTAGGAAATTCTCTAATCTACTTAGGGGCATTTTGTTTTCCTACAGTGACAAATCTATTCTTTTTATATTTAGACACTGAAAAACCTCCCCATCAAGGGAGGTTTTAAAGTTCACACGGAAGGGATTTGTCGCTGGTGTATTAGTATCACCAGTTATTATATTACCACTTTACTTCTTTCCAGGCAAGTCTTTCCTTTAATTCCTTTTGAAAAACCATAAGATAACGATGTTTACGAGAGCGATCCCTCCACTCACCGTCAATGCCGCTAACACTACCTCTAGAATGTTTGGTTCCATCTGCGTAATAGAAATCTTTTTTAGGGTCAGTTAACCCATAGTACTTGAAATTACAAGCTCTGTATATAGTTCCAGTGTGGTGACTAGCGTCAGCATAACTAAGAATAGCACGAACTGGGGCATCTTTTCTAAACCTCTTAATACATTTACTAACAAACCACGAGGTAATATTGTATTCTTCTTTCTGAACTTCTGGATCCACGCATAGACGAGAGAGTTCAAATAAACCCTCTTGTTCATCTCTTTGTAGACCAAATGCACCTACGGCTATTTCTGGGACTGGGAGACCAGTAAAAACGCAAGCAGCAAGGCACTTGCCAATTCTAAGAGGACATTCCCACTCAGTACGCTTAAAAAGTCCATAATTATGCCCAGATTTAAAATCTTTGGACTCATCTTTTAGATAGTGATGAGTATAAAGAAGATCTTTGATTTCTTCCTTACTAACTCTATCTATGTAAAAATCACTCTTCACTTAGGTATAATTACTTACTTTGTTTGTGTTTCACGACATATTCTACTGTATTTGCTACGTCATTCATAGCAGTTCTTAGATCACTCTGTCCACCTGCATGTTGATCCATCGTTGAGGGATCTGTGAGAGTCCATCTCCACTGATTCATATCTTTGTTGTGCCAGAGATTAATGATCATTTTAGACCCCTAAATCTGAAGCCCACGGTCGGACTTGAACCGACGACCTACGGTTTACAAAACCGTTGCTCTATCCAGCTGAGCTACGGAGGCATTTATTGTATACTATGTATACAAGTAGGACGAGGGGGACTTGAACCCCCACGGGATTGCTCCCAACAGATTTTAAGTCTGGTGTGTCTACCACTTCCACCACCGTCCCATAAAGAATTACTCGGTGAAGTAAGTTCTAGGATTATACTTCAAATATTCCCAAAATGTCAACTTCATTTCTTTGTGTGACATTCCACAATGTTTTGCAGCAGCAGGAAGGGTCATTTTACAATTAAATAAAGCTTCATTTGCTTCTTTAACATTTTCTGGAGTGGTTTTAACAGGAACTTCTTTGAGATTTTTCAAGTTGATTTTATATGGATTCATAATCTTCGTATGGAACGTAGTTGAGGTTAATTACTAATCTTCTTTTTTGATCGGTACAGGTTGTTCCTGTATGCATCATATGAGATGGAAAACTTATAAATCTGTTTGAAATACTTTTAACTTCTGAACCATCTTCAAAAATTGTTTTACCGTTATTACTATTTAAGTAGTAAATTGATGTCCTACTATTTTTTAGTTTATTGCCAGTATGCGGGTTGTTTACATCTACATGATAGTTAAAAACTTCAATCTTTTTTGTTGCAACTAGAAGATTGGCCTTTATCCTCAAAAAGGATAGTGGACTTATTTTATTAATCAATGGAGATATGAATTCCATTCCACTTTGATACTGTCCCCATCTATCATAGAAGAGATAGACAAGTTGATATGCATTTGGATTGGATTCGTTTTCTGTTGGATCAGAAACACCTTCAGAAAATCTCCAAGGCCATGTAGGACTACTGATGTTTGTTAAAATACTATTGAAATCTTCTTCTGGTAGGAAGTTATCTATGATTTCAATATTTTTGTCCATTTTAAACGATTACGATTTGTAATTCTTGTGCGTTTAGTTCGTATTTAACGTAGGATTCCCACCTCATCGCATCTTCTATATTGTAGAAGACTGCTTCGTGTTTGGCAAGACCCTTTTTCTTGGGTTTGAAGTATTGAACCTTATACTTCATCTGCGACTACCTCACCACGCAGTTCTGCAAGTTTTGCAGTTGCAAGAGACTCAACACAAGTCCAGTAGAGTTCACCACTCATGGGGAAGTTTTCACGACAGAAATATTCTGCGGTATCTTCTTGCAGACCCTGAAGAGACCTCAGAGTATCACGATCAATTTGCATGGGGTGTCCTTGATTACATGGCTATAATACCAAGACCCACTGGACTCGTCAATGGATCTGTGACACTTCTTTAACTGGTCGCAACTCCTGTAGTGTTAGATGAGAATTTGTTGTTCTTATTTGGTTTTTCTGGTTCGTATGAAGTGAAATCCGTATTATTTAAAGTAGTTATATCCGATTCTAGCGTAGATTTTTCAACTTCTGCATAAACTCTACCTTGCAACATAGAGAATGCCTCTGTTTCAAGTTTATTTCTCAACCTTCTCAAAACTTTTGCTTTGTTAAGGGTATCATTTACAATAGTAGTATTTGTTGAAATAATTGAATCTCTACTAGACTCTGCGGAAGTGATTGCTGTATCTAAACCACCACAACCTGTTAATGATGGATTTGTTGGACTGGTTGTGGCATATCCTATAGAATATTTTGCAGGTGTACTTGTACCTGTCGTTCCCACTCCAACAGATGAAGTTATTGTTAGTGATTGTCCTTCAGTTGCATATGAAAATGTACTTGCAATTGCAACACCAGAAGTATTAAAAGTATATGTATAGTATCCAGGCCATGAAGTAGTTCCACTGTAATAAGTTACATATCCATTACCGCAAGATGGTTCTGGATCTTCAATAACTTCTCTCCACTGGAAAGGTCCAGAAGAACTTCCATTATTAACCAATACGGCTGTGTGACCCAATCCAATCTTTCCGGTATCCATTATACCTACGGTGACTGGATCTACTGGATTATTGCTGTAATCAAAAACATCTATGTTTGATTGTGTTGTTCTAATTACTGTAAAAAATGCATCTACGGCTGTTGCATTTATAGATTGATCTAAGAGTAACGATGGGTATTCGGATTTTATTCCGACTGTAAAATTGGTAGTTGCAGAACCAATAGCAGCAGAACTTACAATTAATGCTGGTCCACTTGTACTAGATGATATGAAAGTTCCTGTACCATAATCCCAAACTTCAATACTGTAACTTCCGGTAGTAAATCCAACTACTGTTGTTCCTGGGTTTAAGACTCCTGCCTTTTCTATAGAATCTCCTGTGTTGATTCCAACGGTAGATCCGATTCCAGTGTGAACAATGATTGTGGATCCAAAAGAGACAGTTCCCCCAAACTCAACAGAGTTTATGGTCAAAGTACTTACACCAAATCCAATAACATCAGGCAGGTTTGCTGAACTGTAAAGAGAAGGATTGTCAATACTATCGGTGATAGTATCTCCTATTTGGATGCTGTTTGTAGCTCCTACGCTAGTTACTGCTAAGTTTGTTGCGCCATAACTGGCACTTCCAGTAAACTCTATAACAATATTGGAACCATAATCTTGGTTTTGTGGTCTTCTGTAATACTTTACGCCATATTTGTTATAATTTATCTGTACTGCAGAATTCTTTTGTGCTGTATAAGTTACACTTGTATATACACTACCTACACCAACAGTCCAAGTATTGGAAGCAGTTTGTACCCAAATCAGATCACTTTTACAGCCTGCAGAAATTCTATTATCATATGCAGTTTTTACCGAACTTATAGCAACATTAATCTCATCTACCAGAGGTAGAATTGACTTGTCCATATTTTCAACTATTGAATCGTATTGATCTATACGGACATCATAAAGTTTGAGTTGATCTTTGATCATCTCAACTTCTGCTTTTTTCTGTTCCAGTTGCGTCTTTAAGTCGGCAACAAAATTAGTTGATATCATCTTGTTCTATTTGTAATTTCTCAACGTCAATTCTTTCTGCATATACAACATAACTGCAATTGATTGGGCCCCCTGCATTATTTACCACAGTTATTTTTCTCCCCCATTCTATATTTTTTACGAACAATTCTTGATAAAATTCGTGGGGAGTTAAATGTACTGTGATTGTTTCTGGATCTATCAAATTTACCCAATAGTCTGGAAGTTCTATGATATTGGATCCGTTCAATTTTCCTCTATAATATACACCTATTTCTGGTCCTTCTAAACAAGAGTGAACAAGTCTTTTTCCAGATTTGTTTGGGTGCGGAATATCAAATTGTTTAAATGGCGCAGCAACTGATGCAAAAGAACCATTTGAGGCAGTAATACTAGTACAAATAATCTTTTCTGCTTTTAATAGGGGGACAGTGGCCACAGATTGGCACACTTTTGCACCCGCAGTTTGTTGTACCCCAGCTTTTACACTTAGTCCAGTTGAAGTTGCCAACGCATTTTTAATACTAATGCCGGTTTTAGTGGTTGCTCCAGAAACATTTGTTACTGCAATTCTATTAACAACTCCAGTTAAATTAATGTTTCCGATAAAGTTGGCAATACCAGTTACTTCTAGTGATGCGGGAATTCCCAATCCTATTGGTGGTCCTATCATACATCCAGCGGTTGCGATAGGTGCTGCAACTAGTCCAACGTATACTGGACCATTTAGAACCGCAGTACCAGGCAGAAGTCTTGATGTGGCACTAATAAAGGAAACATCAAGAGCCCCTACTACTAGTTTATCACCTACGTGACCAATAGAAAATGTCATTAATCAACCTCCACATTCCAGCCACTTTTTGAACTTCTGAAGAACTTTTATGAGGCCACCAAGAAATGTTCCTTGTGTTACATCTGTAAGAGTTCCTGAAGTATTTTGAATTCCACCAGCGGTATCTACAGCATTTGCAGCAATAGATGTGCTGTTGGTCATCAGTGAATTTGAAACGGTTCCTTTTTGATTTACGATTGGAGCTTGTGTGTGGACCTGACTGTTGGCAACTAAAGTAATTTCGCCAGATCCATCACGGGCTTTAAGTCGTATATTGTTTCCAATAAGAACAATATCTCCACCCATCGCTTCAATCACGATGTTACCATTAATTGCTCTAATTACTTTTCCGGGTTGACCATCTTTCTGTAAATTTTCACCACAGACTTCATAACTTGTTCCAAAACAAGCGTCAAATTTGTTCCCGTTTCCAGTGTATTGAAATCCTTGAGAACTATCAGTTGTTATAGCATATTCAATTGTATTTCCTGTAAAGTCTTTTGAACCAGAAATTTCTTCAAAAACCCCATCGGTTTCCTTTCTTATGTGAGAATCTTTATCTGCCATGGGTTACACACATTGTACAACGTTTACAATTCTATCGGTTCCAATTCCAGGAGTACCAGGATCAACAACGTATTGTGGTACGTATTGTAACACTGGATATAGTAAAGCTCCTTGACCTGTATTTGTATTTATTGTGATTGATGGAGACGATGTAAATTGAGAATTGCAGGAACTAAATCCTGAAGAAACTCCAATGATTGATCCGTTGGGAGTAATTACTATTTTAAAGATACATCCTCCAGCTGTGATAGAATCTCCAGAGGTATAACCGTATCCTGGTTTTTCTACTACAAAATTCGTTATGATTCCAACTGGATTTGTTGAAATTCCTATGGAGGTACTTCCAATTCCAGTAATAGTGGTTGTTCCATCTCCTGTACCGGAAGTTGTCCCAATTCCAATCGTGGTTAAATTCGTTTGACAATAACCAGAACCAGCACTAGTAATATAAATTGATTCTATCTCACCCTTATCATTAATTTTAGATTTAGCTAAAGCTCCAGATCCATAATTACTATTGTCTTTGATTTCTACTGTAGGATTCTTAGTATAATTTGCACCAGGATTCGTAACGGAAATAGTTAATATTGAACCATCCGTAGGGGAAACAACTGCTGTTCCTGAGGCCCCATATCCATCCCCATAAATTATGACTTCTGGTGGAATACAATAATACCATTGGGATCCGATAGGCGTACTTGATACCCCATCTTGATCCGTTGGGTTTAGTGCCTCTTCTCTACAATCAGCAAATAGGGTCTCTTGTCCACCATACATTGACAGTAAAGATGCCCATTCATCAACCTCGGCCCCAGCACCACCAAGTAAATCAAAGTTATTCAAAGTCTTTGCCCAATCATCAGAACTTGGGAATTTAACTCCCTCAAATGGATCCCAAAAACTCTTTGGTTCGCACTTTAGATTATCGCAAGATAAAAATCCAAGTAGTTGATTGAGCATATCAAATGCACCAGTAATATAATCTGCAATTTGACCAATACCTCCAGTTAACCAATCAATTCCAGATAAAACAGAATCCAATGCATCTGTTAGTAGATCTGATGCCTTACCTATTATAGATGCGATCGTTTCTTCTACAGCACAAACGGGAATATTTGGAGATTTGCCGATCAAAGCATCAAGTAATCCAATAATGAAATCTAATAAAGGACCAAATAACTTTTCAAAGATACAAAAAATGATATTGAGAATATTTTTTGCAGCTTCAGACAGTTGTAACCACTGTGGAAGAGGAGTTGTTACAGCAAATGCTCTGAATAAACAACCTATCAGTTTAGTAATGTTATCTCTAACTCCGTTCAATATAAACTTGAATATTGAAGTTAATAATCTTGCAACTCTTCTTATATTATCCTTTACATTTACTACAACATTTCTGATAGGATCTATAAATCCATAGATTGTTGATTCTAGACCATTTATAAATTTGACAAAGCTCTGTAAAGTAGCTTGCATTTCTGCAATAAAGTTATTCTCGCACCCATTTTCCGATTGTACTGGACCTACAGCTTCCGAACTAAACTGTTTTAAAAATCCTGCATTTGCAAGACTTCCCGAGAATAATTTGTCGTATGAGATGTCGGGGTTATTGAATATGGATCCAGCAGCAGAATTGGTATCTGAAAAAATAGATGAATAATTTGGAGAATTTATATCTGCACCAATTCCTAGATTTAAATCGGTATTAAACGTATAAGGAGATGCAAAATCTTTATTTGCATCATATGCACCCGAGAAATCTATTTGATTATTCTGGGTGAATGAAACGGCTGCTTGATCCGAACCAGCATTTGTTACGGTTGGCGGTTTTTGTACAGTACCTTTATCTGGCGGCTTCATTCTAGTTGAAGTCGCAGAAAGATTTCCCTGCATCCCAGTAAAAGGTTTAAACTGAGAACTCTTTTCTTTTTCTAAAAGTTCTGGAGTAATTAAATTTTGTACAGAATCATTTCTATAGAAACAAGAAACGACTACTGGTTGTTGTGCTTCTTCTCCATCCAAAAAGAATCCTAATACAGACTCTCCTCCCATAAGATTTGGAGTTTTTCCAAATCCACCTTGACCAGGAGATCCTTCTGCACCAGAGGTTAAAATATGTGCCCAAGGAAGATCATCATCGGGCAACACATTTCCATCAAAAGTATGATATCCGATAATCCTTACTTTACATCTAAATGCCCAACTACCTTCTGTGTCAACTCTTGCCTTTTCATTTTTCCAAGACTCTGGGCTAGCTACCTGGCCAACCCACCAGATAAAGCCGTCTTTTCCCGCATAATTAGATTTTAATAAGGATTCTTCTATCATTTATCTCAGTCGTCGTATACTCTACACTCTAGTGCATCTGGGTGGGTGTCACAATACAACTCAAGTGGAGTTGGATCATGTTCATCTTCTGGATGATGTTCGTGATAAGATTCTAACGCAGCAAGTTCTTCTTCTGTGTGTCTGCGTGCTTGTGGTGAAATTGTTGGATCGTCAAGAATTTCTTTATCTTTGGCGATATGTGCGTTTATGTTTTCCATGGTAATAAATTAGTAAAGTCCGTAAGAGTCTCTAACGAGTTTCAATGATGTTACCATCTCATTTGCTGCAAAGTGGTGACGCAATTCTTTAATTAAATAGTTTCCACTTTGAGGGGCATCTAAAGAATCGGCAGGTAAATCTGAATTATCTACAGCTGGAAACTGAGCTTCAATTATTTCTCCCGCTCGTAAAACAACATTGCATGGTACTATCATATTTAGTGACTGGGTGAACAGCAAATTATATCTTGAAAAAGATTTTGCCATATCAACATTATCTCTACCAGAATCTCCACTAATTTCATTTGGGTCTAAAGTTCCTCTATCAGACATTCTAAACAGAATCCTTGATGGAGAACTTTCAAATCCGGGTGGAACTGAGATGGAATCTTCTTTTCCGAGTTTATTGCTCACTTCATCTTTTAGATAATAACCATAAACATCTAGAGTATTAGTATATAAATCGTAGAAATATGTTTTGTTGGCATACATACCAACTCGTAGTGCCTTCATTAGATCTATATTCTTCTCTACATTATAGTTCAAAATTGTGAAATTGGACTCTAATGTATTTTCTTGTGGTGCAGAGTTATATGTATATACGGTTGAAGACTTACTTGTGTTTGCGTTTGAAACTAGTTTTTCAACACTTTTAAAATTAAATCCATCTTTTGTTTCATAGAATAAGAATCCCGCAACTCCTTTACCTTGTTGGCCACTTGTTCCGGATCCCCCACTAACGGGAATCCCCTTTGGGCCCAACCAAGTTAAGATATGGAATGGTTTCTTCTGATTTCCAATAAAACTGTAACTATTTGAGGTCTTTTCTATATTAGATGATTCATATTTATCAGTAGCCAAAACATCATCTAGTATTGATTTTACATGTTCATCTATAGTTTTCTTCTGATATTTCTTTTGCACTCTTGCTGTTTCATTAGTCAATCCTTCTCTTGAAACAAGATGTAACATAAAACGTTCTTGAGATCCATTTGAAACATAACCACTTACTTTATAAACATACATTCCATAATCACCATCAAGTATAAAATCTCCAGTGGGCGTTGTTATATCCAATACGACTTTCTCTCCTCCACGTATGGGCAATTCACTATAAAGACTACTAGTTCCCGAGTAAGCTATTGTCATAGTTACACATGGAGATAAAATATCCTCATAGTAATCTACGGAGTGAATATTATTTGAAATATCTACCTTAGTACCTTTGTCTAAAGAGAATATTTCAAGAGCATTAAATTTTAAACCCTGTACGGCTACTGACATATATTACGTTGATGATAAGTTTGTGAGAAGCATTGTCTTGAATAAACTATTTAATACTTGAGCCTCGGACGGTCCAGGCATAACAACTACTGGATCACCTCCCCCAGAACCACCAGGAGAAATTACCATCGGAGATTTTGAGGAACTGGAAGATATAGGAATAATAGTTGTCGTCTCTCTTTGCGTATTGTATGTTGGATACTGTTGCAGTTGTTGCATCTGTTGTGGTGCAACAACTTGTTGTTGGGATGGAGATACTTGGGAAGCCTGGGATTGAGAAGGTTTAGCCTTTACTAAAGAAATTGCATATTGGAGGATATCACTTCCATGAGCACCCTGAACTCTTTTGCCAGCAACATTTTGCATTGATCCACCGGCAATTCTCACTGCATTACTATCTCCAATGACTTCTGCTCCAGAATATTTTTGTCGTAATGCATTTGCACTGTCCATGGTTAAGTGAAGTGGATCAGATGAACTGTAAGCTCCCTTTTCAACTGAAACTCCCATTGCTGATGCTGCTCTAACTGAAGCTTCATGTGCTGCTGAACTTAATCCCTTATTCGGTGGAACCAAGATTGGAGTATATCCTTTATTTCTCAGTTCTTGTAAGATCTTTTTGGTATCTATTTCAACCTTTGCGGGATCTTGATAATCATTAGTACCTGTTGCAACTAATACTGGTTGTCCTTGTCCTTGAGTAGTGGATCTTAATGTTTGTGCGTCTGGAGTCTTTTTAGAACCTTTCATTCCATGACCAACAAAAGCGTTAGTGCCTTGAATTCTAGCAGCATATCCATATCCATGTTTGGACCAAGTAACATCTCCAACAGGAACTGGTAATCTCAATCCAGCTTCTCCAGCTATATCCAAACCACCCCAAGAACCACCACCACTGCGATTTGCATGAGCATTTTGTTCCCTTAAGATATAATCTCTCAAAGTTTTATCATCAGGAGCTTTACCTGGCATAACGTCAATTCCTGCATTAGTAAATCTAAAATATTTTTTCCTTGCAATAAATCCTTTTGCAATCTTGAATGCCGCTTCTCTTGCAGCTACCTTTCCTTGTTCTGTTTTTTTGTTTACCCACACATCTCCTACTGGGTCATATAGTTCTGTTGGTCCTATATGGAAATGTGGTCCAGTTGATTTTCCTGTTGATCCTTGAATAAAAGTTCCTTCACCATCCAAAGTAACATCTTCAGATCCCGGTCCAGTTGGAGCATTAGGATCACTTCCTGGACCGTAATTTTCTCCTTCAGATGTTCCTGGACCACTACTAGTTATAGTTCCAGAACCAAAGGATGCTCGTTCAAATTTTGTTACGACAGATTCAAATTGATCCAGTACATCCGAGAATCCCATTTGAGGACTTACTTGAGCTGCTTTTATTTTTTGTCTCTGTTGTTGTTCTCGCAATTGTTCACTACCACTTATCGCAGAAACAACTTTTTCTCCACCCTCATATGCACGATCACCCAACCAACCACCAGCCATGCCTCCAAGGGCACTACCTACCATAAAACCTACCCCAGGAATAGGAATCAATGATTGTCCAATAACCCCACCAAGTAAACTTCCCGCCAGGGCCCCACCAGCACCCGCAGCAGCTTTACCTACAGACTCTCCTTCTGCAAGACCAGTTGCAAAATCCAGTCCAGCGAATGCCGCGTTTGCAATTCCTAGTGCTCTAACTCCTCCAAATCTTATCTTTGGTCCTTGGGGAATTGGTCTTCCTGCAGGAGCTTTTGGTCCTACTTTTCTATTTCTACCAAAGAAGTCGCCAACAAAGGATGCAGCATCAAGTGCTCCACTAGCTAATGAACTGAGTAAGTTTCCAGGTCTTCCAAAATTACTAGCAACGTTGATACCTTGAAGTTTTTTAAGTTTCTTCTTACTGAATTGAATAGATTTTAGTCTTTGTGTTTCTATTCCAATAAATTGAACTAAATCTTGGTACGATTTCTGGGTTGATCCCATACTCGCAGAAGATCTATTTCTAATGCCAGCAATTTTAGTAGCTGCTCTTACTAGTGGGAATACTGAGTCCGATGCTGTTATTGCCATTATCCGTCAACTATATTATAGACCATTTTTGAATATAATGTAAGGAAGTTGTCTTCATTCGTTGATGGAATGAAGGGAACCGTGCTGGTCGGACTGGGAGAACCACCACCAACAGACTGAGTTCCTTTTTCTCGTTTTGGTCCAGCACCACTCATTGGCACAATATTCACCTCTGAAGTTGAAATAGTTGCTGGAGGTTGTGCAACTTGTTTTGCTGTTTCCTGTTGCGTTTTGGCTGCAGAAGGAGCAGGTGATACTTGAGCTTGTGGGGTAACTGCCGCAACTTGAGTGGTTGTTGATGGTTGAGAAGGAGCTCTTGTTCCCTGAGCGGTTAATCTTTGACCGTAAACTTTTTTAAGACCCTCATATTTTTTAACTGGTTGTCCATAAAAACTTCCACCTGATGCGGTTGGAAACGATGCCCATTCTGGGGAAAGAGCCGAAGTTATTCTTGGACTCAATCCTTCTTTCTGCAATAATATTTCCAGTTCATTCTCATTTCTTACAGTTATGCCAGCCTGATTGAGTCTCTTAATAATAAGTCTAACTGCACCTGCATCTTGTCTATCTGGAGTCATTGCTCCACCACCAACACTAGCCCATGTGCCTGGCATGAATTGATAACGACCAAAAGCAGCACTAGCATATCCACCACTTCTTATGACCTTATCTGGGTGTTTGCTTAAGTCGTTAGTTTGACTTCCCCCAAAATGAGTATTATATCCTTGATTTTGATATTTTGAAGTTCCTTCAGCATACGCAATTGTATCCAAAAGAGATCTAGTTGAAGCACCAGCCGGACCTTGTGCTCCCGCACCCATTTCTGTTCCAGCAGTTCCTGGTTGTTGTTGATTCGTAGATTCTGGTGTTGGTGGTGGTGCTGTGTCTGTGGATGAAGGTTGAACTTGTGGTCTCTGCTCTTGACCCCTTCTTGACATGGAATCTATTGCTGCAGAAAATCTGGAAAGAATATAACTAAATCTATTCATTAGATCTCCAGATAGTCCCATTCCGGTATCCATAGATCCCTCATCCGCTCTTGCAGCACCAGAAAGAGCACTCACCCCTGCAGCAACACCTGCTCCAGCAAGAGCGGATGTTGCGAGGGCCATCCCTGGGCGTCTTCTCATCATCCTTGTTAGACCTCTAGGCGCAGTCTTTTTCAGAGGGCCACCGGGAACTTTGAGATCCAAACTTAATCCTGGACCCCCACTAGCAGATGCTGAAGGTAAAGATGCAAGTTGATTTATAATTCTTACAATTTGTTGTCTTATTATAGTTGCAACTTTGAACGTTTCGTCAAATACTCCTCTTAATGCCTCTAGGTTTGCACCCAGTTGTTTAATATTTGCTGGATTTCCCAAAAACTGGATATATCCAAGTGCTTTATCATATAAACCTAAGAAAGAATTTAGGAGTTTATTTGGAGTAGCAGTATCTAATTTTTGAGTTTTTTGGGCATATCTTTCTTGTATTGCCTTTACTCTTTCCCCAACAATTTGATTAACAGTTTGATTTATTGATTGTACTCTATTTTCAACATTATTTAAAATGTTTGTTGATAATGTTTGGATGATTGATCCAAGGTCGGGTGGTCTTGGAGCTACAGCAGGTCCAGCTGCCAATCCCGATACACTACTGGCGGCTGAATTGAAAACAGAAGATCCCAATGGAGATCCACCAGAAATAAAATTCTGCGTTTTTTCTGGTGTAGTCGTCCTCTCCGGAGATATAACTCCTGGATTAAGTGGGGAACTAATAGCCACGATTTTCTGCCTGTTTTGCCTTTAGATTTTCTTCTTCAATATGTTGTCTCAAAAGGGCAAGATAGATATCTCTTTCCCAAGGCATCAAATTCTCAATCTCAGTCAATGAGTATTTATGGAACTGCATGAGAGCAAAGTTTATTCTATAATATGACTCAAGTTCAATATGAGCCATACTTAGCCGAAAAAACTTGTAAGACCCTCCAACGTTACCGTGTTTTCTACTTTTGTTTTGGGATTAACTACTTTTAAAGTGTGGGAAAGTTTTGGCATTGTAGCAAAAAATTCCTCAATTTTCTTGAACTGAGAAGAATTCATACTTTCAATAAATTCTACCAAGTCTTTTTTGGTACAATCTGATGCAGCCCAAGACTCTTCAGCAGTAAAGATTGCCTCAATACACGAAGTAATAACATCAAAGGATTTTTCAATAGTAGATACTGATTCCTGAGTTGTAAAATCAAAGTTGTTTTTAATGAATTGTTCCAGGGATGGATACTTCATTTTGATAACAATTTTATCATCTACCTGAATTTCAGTTGTATGTTCTGGATCTTTTTGAACCTGTACTTCATCAACATATACCTTCACCGGAACTTCGGTTTGGCCATCATCAGAACAGGTGATAATTAGATCAATAGCTTCCCCTACAGATTTTCCACGAACATTTAGAAACAAATATTCAATATCAAATGATGGAAGATCTTCAACTTTAATTCCCTTTGTAATAATACAATCCTTTAGTACAGACTTAATTGCAAGAGTAATTTCTTTTACATCTTGGCTTTCTAGTGCAAGGATAAGAATTTTTTCTTCTTTGACTAAAAATGGTCGGTATTTGATTGATTTTCCAGTTGAAGGCAACTCAAGTTCATAAGTTGGCGTAGCAATCTTTGGTAATGGCATAAGATTATAAAGTCAGATAAAATTATTTAGATAGGCTCTGAAGCAGCTCCTAAAGAGTTGAGTCCTGTGGAAGCCGAAAGATTTGCAATAACATCTCCAACAGAAAACTGGGGACTTGCGTATAAAATATTATCTCCAGATTGAGTTAAAGCTTGATCATAATATGGGGATCCAGTTCCGTTATGTTTCAATACAACATATCTATCATATCCAAATTCAACAGAAGTTTTTGTAACTGTAGTATTTTCATATGATAAATTCATCGCTGTAAGATTTTTTGGATATGCATTTAAAAACTTGTAGGTCAACATAGGTGGAGTTTCTAAGACATTACCTTGACTATCAACTCTGGTATTTCGTTCAAATTTTGTTACAGCGATAGTTCTCTTATAAGAATATGGATACTTTAATTTAAATATTGCATCTCTTTCAAAACTACTCTCATCACTTTGACTTCCTCTTGAACTGGCTTCCCTATATCCTCCAGAAGTGTACAGTGGATTTATAAAATTAATCCATTCTTCAAATAAACGAATAATGCCATAATCGGCATCAACGAAGAATTCTAATGAAAAATCGGAAAATGATCTCATATATGGGAAAGTCTCTCGCATTCCTTGACGACTTCCAATTTCATCGTATGTTGAGAAATTGTTTCCAGGCAAAGTTGTGGAATAACACATGAAGTCATATTTAAGTGCGGTTAAATCGCCAACATTACCAAGAACTCCACAATCTATCAACCACTCATTTAAATCTTCATCAGCATTTGCACCCGTGCTGACATCTCCTAAGAATAAAGTAGCCTTAAATTGACTTGTTAGTGAAAGACTTCCGAATAATTCTTGTACACCAGGAAGAGATCCCCTATTATCATTAGTATTTCTAGGAGTCGTCATCCTCATGTAAATGGGATCAACTCTATATGGATTGTTGGGATAATCCTCTCTGAATGGCTCAGCCATCTATAAATATTTCTTAAGGTCTATAGTATGTATATGAGTTACAAGGGAAAATACAGTCCAACAAACCCGAAAAAATATAAAGGTGATCCCACAAATATCGTCTATCGTTCTTTGTGGGAGAGAAAATTTATGAGATATTGTGATTTAAATGAGAATGTAAATCAATGGCAGTCTGAAGAATTTTGGATACCTTATCGTTCACCCCTTGATGGTAAAGTTCACAGATACTTTCCCGATTTCTTTGTAAGGTATAAAGATAAAAATGGGAATACACGAACAGTTGTCATAGAAATCAAACCCAAAAAAGAAGTAGAAATGCCTGAACAAAATCCTAAAAGAAGAACAAAGGCCTGGGCATATAAAGTTCAAATGTGGGTGAAGAATCAGGCAAAATGGGAAGCAGCAAGAGAGTATTGTCTAGATCGTAATTATGAATTCCGAATCATGACTGAGGAGGATCTGGGGATATGAGTTTTGATGGAATATTCCAACCAGGAAAGGGATTTGGTTACGATCTGATAAAAAAATATCAAGGAAAAAATGTAAAGAGTGACACATATACTGGAGAGTTGCGTCAATATCTT